TGGGAACACAGCATAATCAGAAGGAGCCAGACCAGTGTCTTCAATCTTGGCCAGGATGTTCTCATAACCGCCGCCATCCCACTTGGCCATCTCATCAGCAACAGTGCTGATGTGGAAATCGCCGCCATGATCGCTTACGCCACCAAGTGCAGCCAACGCGCCATCCACGTAGAACTTCCAGGTGACTAGGCCATCCGCTGTGCGCAGCTTCAGATCGCCATTCTTGCCATTGTGCGGAGTACCGAAAGGAATGCCATACAACTTGTCAAAAGCCTGTACAACTGCTTCCGGAGTATCCGGAGTGTCTTCCCGTACGATGTCGTCGTAACCATATGAAGCGAGTACGGCCGCTTCCTGTTCAGTTGTCAGTTCAATTTTAACGCCCATCTTCATTCTCCTGTTGTTGAGGTACATTTTGCTCGTCTTCAGTCTCCACATCTACTGTGCAGTCTGGTCCTAATTTCACTTTATTAATGTGTTCGTTATCAGGTTGTCCGTATTTGGCTCCACCGCGAGTTACAGTCACTTCACACTTTTTCTCAATATGTATTCGCTGGAAATCGCGACCCAGCATAGCGCAGCCTGATAAACACAGGCTAATAACTATCAGCGACGCGTTGTTCAAAATACGTCTTCGCGTTGTCAATGCGGTTCTTGCCCATCTGCGGAAGAGCGCTGTAAGGAAATACTTTAACCTGGGTGAGAGTAGGGTCTTCATCATCAACCAACAGCACGGTCACTGTAGCTTCGATATTGGCAATATCCGCCACCCATTCAACACCATTGTAGATTGGGTTAAAAGCCAGTCTGATCTCCTGAACGATGAGGCCACTAGCCATGTACTGCGGATTGATCGGGGTGGTCATAGTAAAACCCTCTAGTTACGTTGCGTCAGTGTGGTACGTGCCACCAAAATTGATGTAGCCTGCACTGGCCAATGAGTTATAGGTGTACGTTGCTACGTCATCCGTTGATGATGATATAACATGAGGCTGTGCGTAGATATTAAGACCTGAATTAGTCAGCCACAGTGTGTGATGGAAATAAGTACTAGACAGGTCAACCCCTTTAGACATGCCCCATGTAAGGTGATTATACAGACCCGCTGGCATAGGCAGATCACCAAGATTGATTTGCACAATGACGGCCGAACCAGTCAAAGCTGTCCAGTGGATACGCCCAGTGACATGAACTACATCGTCAAAGCGCGTCCAACGCACAAAACGACTAGCGTTATAGCTAATGCCAGTACCGCCCACAAAAGCTGGGATAGCGGTTCCTTTAATGGCTACAAGACCAGCTGATGGTATCGCTTGAGTACCTAAGCCACCAGCGGCGCCAGCTGTAACCATACGAGTGCCAGAACCAGCAAGATTAGCAATAGTGACTAGGCCAGCAGAGGAAATGTTTAACCGTTCAGCGTTATTGGTGTAAAGCCCAAGAGTGCCTGCTTCCACTGCTTTCAAGCTGAGTTCGCCAGTTCCGCGATGCAAAATCTGGCTATTTGTGTTCGCACCAGTTGCTGTGCGAATCATTCGCAACCCGTAGTCGGTATAGGTCGCATCACCAATTAAGTCGATGTAACTGTTACCATTGCCTGTTCGTCCAGAACCCAGTTCAAGAATGGATGAGACGGTAGAAGCAGCGTACAAATACAAGTTACCGGTTCCGCCAATGTTACCGTCGACGCCCAACTTGCCAGTTGGTGGAGCAGAACCAATCCCAACATCACCGGCTGCGTCAATGAGCATGCGTTGGGTCAGATTGATCCCTGAAGCTGGGCCATTCTTGAAGAAAATTTCTCCAGTTGGAGCAAGTTCAATCTGCGAACCATTATTGACTACACCACCAGCACCAAGATAACTTGTCGCTGAAGCGTTATTGCGATAAGCATTACTGCCTACCACTACTCTGTTGCTACCTGCTGAACCAACCCAACCAAGCAAAGCGCCAGGACGACCAACTAGATTGAAAAACCCATCAGGAGTACCTGCCCAAAAATCTGCAGGAATTCCAACGCTTAAAGAATCACTGAAATTGCCAGAGCCAGTTACACCCAACTTAAATAGTCCTGGCGCGCCGCCTACACCGACGTTACCAGCATTGTTATTAGCTATATCAGAACCAGTTAATGTCCAGTAGTTAGGCGGAATTGTTGGTATCGTCTGTGCGCTTAATACACCAGTCGCACTCGCTATAACCATGCGATTGCCAGTACCAGCGAGAGCATTCAGCGTGACAGAGCCCGTTACTCCGAGCGAGTTGCCTAACGTGGTCGCGCCAGTGGCATTAAAGGTACCTGTTACTGAAAGCTTGAACGCGCCAGGGGCTGCGCCAATGCCTACATTACCAGCGTTGTTATTTGTGATATTGGAAGAGGTGAGAGTCCAGTAATTCGGTACTGCTGCGATCAGCGCATTGACTTCAGCTTCCGTATAATAACGCGCATCGCCGCGTGCTTGATTAAGGTATTGAGGATGGTCATCGTCAGCCAATCCTGTCAACAAACCGTGGTCAGTTACGCCACCAGTAGCAGGGGTCTGCCAATTAGCATTATAGTTAGTAGAATCGATTTTGGTTAATACTTGACCAGTAGCACCACCAGCAGGGATACCATGTATTGCCGCGAGTAGCGCATTTACCTCAGTTTCAGTGTAGTAACGTGCATCGCCACGAGCTGTATTCAGGTACTGAGGATGGTCATCGTCAGCTAATCCTGTCAGCATTCCATGGTCAGAAGTACCGCTTGGCGGAATAGTGATAGTTACCCATTGGGTATCATAATTCGCATTACTGACTTTAGCGAGTATCTGGTCTGTAAGACCGCCAGGAGGAATCTTTGGAATTGCAGCAATTAACGCATTTACTTCAGCTTCGGTGTAGTAACGCGTGTCAGCCCTGGCTATGGTCAAATACTGCGGATGATCATCGTCATCCAGGCCTACAAGATCGCCGTGTTCAGGAACATCTAGCGCATCGATCATCGCCTGCATGTCAAAGAGGAGTGTGTCTATAATCTCAAAATTGGTATTGAGTAACGCACCCCAGCTCCCGTCTTCGCCATTGAGCGTAGGGAGATTAAAGCTGTAACGTGGTGTCAAACTAGGCATTTTCTTCAAACACCGGTGTAGATATATTTGCGTCGTCAGTTGCGTTTGGATTGCATTTCCAAGAATCGCCTGTAGGATCAGATTGCTGTTCCCAACTCCCGTCCTCAGCGGCGCTGCACGCCCAATCGCTTTTTACCTCATCTGGTACAGTATCCCATAATGGGCAACTGACGTCCCATATCTCTGACTGGTACTTGCCTTCGTTGTAAAGGCAATAATTGTATAAGTATGACATTAGCCTAAGCTGTACGCAACCCTACGCGCAAGTCGGCTACCAGAAGTCCTGGAGCGATCATTGCGCTCATTTAACTGGAAAATGCCTTCCGTAGCCATTTTATCCCACATTGGGATTCTCATGTCATCGCGCAAGAATGGTGCCGAGTGAACTGCGGCGCCATATAGGTAAAGATCCGGATGCTCTGTCAGCATCCAGTTCGTCTGCAAATCTGTGATGAGTGCAGGGACTTTCTTGTAGTAATCCATCTGCACGCGGAATTCTGCTTTCGGATCCGGGTAAATCTCAATGACGCCATCAAAGAACGTGTAGCTTGGGATAGTAGGAGTTCTTCCTTGACGCATCATGTCGATGAGATCAGAAGATTGATAAACCAGTTGGTACCGTTCGCCATCGAGTGGGCTCGTGGGGTCCTCTGGATTATCTTTGGCGACGATTACTTCGATGTTGTGGCCTTCAAGCCAATCCTCAGGAAGAGGAATCAACAAATTGCTTCTCCAGCCGATAGTAGCGCCTCGGCAATAAACGCGATTGTGCTTGAGCAATCGGTTCATCTTCGATTCAGCCATTTTGATCCAATCGGCAACGATAGTTGGTTCTATATCATGGCGATCGATCAAATCGGCGACTGCAATCTTTAACTCGCCGTAATTACTGATTGGCATTACAGTCTCCCTTTGGTGATACGAAAGACTTTGTTTTCAGGAGCGTTGGCCCATCTTCGCCAATACGCCGGATCATTCTGCACACCTAAGCGACACGCTCTGACGTATTCAGTCGCTGGTATTTCCGCCACAGGAACCAGGTTTCGGCTCATTCTATGGCCACCATGTGTCGCATTGGCTTCACGGGCTGCGGCGACACTTTCCAGAATAGGCTCTACATCTACGCTGGTTTGCTCGATGAGTTTGCCATCTTCACTGTGAATTCGAGTGCAGTAAGCACCGAACGCATTGATTAAAGTTGTCATGCTCATAATAAAAAGGGCCTGATATTCCTATCAGGCCCCATTGTACCCCGTTTTCCGCTCGAAGTGTTACGCGGCGACCAAATCGCGAATCACGCCGTGTGCTGCTTCGTTGTCGACCTGGAGACCGAACTCGGTCAAGATCATTTCCGTGTCGGCATCGCCAATCTTGGCGATCGGTGAACGCTGGAACTTGCGGTAATACGCAACTCGCGCGTAGGCCGGATCGATCAGGAACGCATCGCTTCCGCGCATCCAACGATGGGGCAACACTTTCAGATCCCCGAAGTCAGACGCATAGAGCGTCACGCTATTGACCACCTTGTTCGCCGCAATCATCTGGCGAGCAGAGGTACGGCCCAGGAACGTTGACACAACGCGCTTGTTGTGTGCGTTGACGAAGAGCAATGAAGGCTCAGCGCCATTCATGTAGCACAGCTCCAGGGTGTCGTTCAGCATGTCTTCAGTGAACGCCACTGGAACTCCGTCATCGACAACGGGCGTGTTGGTACCAGGAATAGGATCTGCTCCCAATGCGCCAGACTGGAAAGTCGTATTGGTGTAAATCCAGTTAACGAACGCGCGGGTGGTGCGGGCAACCGCGGCACTGCCGGTGGCTGCAACCTGGGCGGTGCCAAACATGATTTTCTCGCAATCACGCTTGAGCGCTTTACTGACAAGCGCCATCTGATGCGCCATCTCCTTCCGCTTTCCCGCGGGGTTGGCTGCATCCTGTGAGCCGGAAACCGTTGCGTCTCGGTGCTTGATCTGCGCCACGCCCGTCTGACGAACAGTCGGGGTTGCTGCAGCGCGAGCAAGCTCGAAACCTTCCAGGTCTGCGGCGGTATCAACATTTGGCAGATCTTCGGTCTGCCAATCGAACACCACATTCGAGATGTTGCGGCGACCAATCGCAGTCATGATTGGCGTGTCGAACGGATCGATATTGTAGATAATATCGGACAGATCTTCACGATTCGCCTGGGCGTCGTATGTGGTAAAGGCATCATCTACCTTCGGCATTGCAATGTACTCCTACAGAAGTGTCTCAAATGCTGCGCTAGCATCGCGGATGTCTCCGCTTGCGCGCAACCGCTTTTTGGCGTCATTCAACTTGCGGACAGCCGTAGTCTGCGCGCCCTTGGCAGACCCAGGACGCATCGTTGGTTGCTGTTTCACCTTCACAGCCTTCTGAGTACCCGCTGCTTGCAGCATATCAAATTGTCTTGCTTTGTCGAGTACCAGGAATACTCGATGATCCATCAGACTACCAATGTCCTGCGGAGTGAAGCCGTAAGACTTGTTAGCATAGTCCATGATCTCAACTTGGAAACGCTGTGCAACTTGGGAATCTCGAAGATCCGGTCGGGCTTGAAGCAACGCATCACGTTGCGTTTGCATGTGAGTTTGAACTCGCGCTCTGTATTCGCGTTGGTTCTGCTCCATCACACGCTGTTGCTCTTGCTGTGCCGCTCGTAATTGCTGCTGCCGCTGATCCCACATGGCGCGCTGTGCCTGATACTCGATCGGGTCAGTACGCACCAATGTAGCCCAGTCTGGCTCGGCGCCCTGCAGCTGGTTAAGGTGCTGTTCCAAGGCGCCAAGCAATTGAGCATACTGCTGACGTTCCTGGACTACAGCCTCGGCATGTTGATGAAACTGCTTACGCTGTTCCGCCAACTGCTGAGTCTTGCGCGTGTAATCAGACTGGAACATAAAGCTATCTTGAAGTTCACGTTGCGTGACTTCGCGCTTCTCGCCATTGATGGTGAATTCGAAGACTGAGCCATCGCCGTCATCTACAGAATTGTCACCTACGTCAGCGCTTGTAGCTCCTTCGTCTGCTGGGCCTCGAGAGTCCTGTGAAGCATATTCCTCAGGTTCTTCTCCAGAAGCAGCACGTTCTGCTCCAACCTTACTCGCTACCCCAACAGCAGGATTGGGCTCTCGACCTAGGTCGAGTAGATTACCAAATTGCTGTTCTGCGGTGTCTTCGGAACTGACATGTTCTGTCTCGGTTCCGGAACCGTCTACGTTAAAGGGCATCTGTCTTTCTCCTATTCCGATGTTCATCGAGCTTAAAGTTATCCGAGTAACTTTTCAGTTTTGCTCGGAGCCTTCCAATCGCCTTCATGTCAGCGTACGCATTTTCACGTACTTCAACATCTTTCGGCTGAGATGAAGTGAAGGATTCTATTGTATCATCTTCCATTTCTGAAAGCAAAGCATTAAATTCCGGGTCTCCCAGCAACTGATTCGCTAATGTGCATTTTGCACGAGTCTCAGCGTCCAACTGTGATAGCCCTTATCTCGTCTTTGGCTGCACCTGGATCTACGTTTGCTCCAGCAGCCAGCTGTGCAGTCTCGACAATAACCTGTGTAGTTTCAGCTTGAGCCTTACCCGCAGTGGCCAAGTCCTTATTCGCCGCGGCCTGGCTACGCTTGTTGAGTTCGGCACTGAGCATCCCCACTTGCTGTTGCAACTGCTGCAATTGCTGTTGCCCTTGCTGGAACTGCTGGAAGAACTGTTGCAACTGCTGTGAAGTTTGCACAGGCAGGAAGAAGCGATCTGGATTAAAGTAACCAGTTAGCCCTACCATTTCCGCGCAAGTCTCGCGATACTCTGCCAACGTGCAGATAGGATTCTGCTGTCCGAGCACAGTGATCGCTGTCCATTGGCGTTCAGCGATCGCATTCAGCATCGCCATTTTCGAACCTTCAGTGCCACGGCCGAGTGCAGTGGTTACAATCGCATCCATCCCAGCATTCCAGGCACGCGGATCAATTGGAGCCCAATTATTCCGCAATCTGACCATACTCACTTTGTCCTGGTTCTGAGTGATGCATTTCAGAATCCCTTTGAACAAGCGAGTCATTCCAGTTTGGGCCAAAATGCGAGCCACCATTTCCAATTGGCTTTGCGCCGCCGTAACTGAATTCTCCACGGCGTCATGCGTGGCGCTCTGCAAAGACTTGGGATTCAAGCCAAGCGTGGTGGCGCTAATTCCAGTGCGATTCGCTTTCAGTTCGTCCATGTAACCAAGAAGCGGAAGACATTCTTTGCCCATGAATGGTGTAGTGATTTCCCTGATCATTCCAGG